ATATATGCCGTCACCACTTCACACACATGTTGTAAGTTTCATCCATCATGTGTGGGGGAGTAAGGATTATTTCCCAGGTCCTCAACCTGTATCCATCGAGCGGCGACACTTTCCAATTCTTAGAAGTGGAGACTATGTGGTCTGTGAGAAAACGGATGGGGAGAGACACATGATGGTTGCGACAACCTTTGAGGGGAAGCCACATTGTCTTCTCGTCAATAGAGCGTTTGATATGATTGAGATTAAGATTAATCTGAATAAGAAGGCGTATGAGGGAACAATTCTTGATGGGGAGCTCTACGACACGACACTCATGGTGTATGATGCTATTCTTATAAATGGTGCACCCGTAGGACACCTTAACCTCTATCAAAGACTTGCAGAGGCTGAAAAGATGCTCAAGTTTATCATTCATATGAAGTATGATGTGTACCGTCTCAAAGTTAAAACATTTTACGCATTCAAAGATTTTGAACACTTTATGGATGTGTACCTCCCCACAGTTCAACAAAATGTTGATGGCATTGTATTGACCCCTGTAAATGAGCCTGTGCGTATTGGGACGCACGAAACTATGTTCAAATGGAAACCCGGGGAAAAGAATACGGTGGATTTCCAAATGAAGAAGGGTGCAAGTTTTGAGGGTGTTGGTAAACCTGGTGCCCCCGTGTGGAAGTTGTATGTCCAAGAAAAGGGTAAACTGTTCTATGAAACGGAGTTTCCTCTCAGTCGTATGAATGAGCCTTGGTTTGAGGATGATGCAATCGTGGAGTGTATGTACGTGTCTTGGGAGAATGGACCTATGTGGTGGAAGCCCCAAAAGAGACGTCGAGACAAGACACACCCAAACAACCGTCGGACATTCTACAGAACTATTGTGAATATCAAGGAGAACATTCAGTTGAAGGAGTTTTTAGATTGTATACCAACACATAGTGACCCGCCACCGTAGGAAGCTCAGTGTCTTTCACGACATCATCATTTATATAGTACCACTGAGTTCCGTTCTTTACAAAGCTTACGTAGTGTCCATCTGCTTGCATACCCACGTGTACAGCACTTGCGATTAGATTATATTCATAATTATCTATAATTATACTTTCAATAATGTGTATGTGACTTTTACTATCAAACGAAATCATAAGAATTTGTGGAAGTTTTGAAAATACCATTCGGGTTGTCGCGACATTGTGTACCCGTCCCTCAGTATCTTCAAAGTTTTCAAGTACATTCCAATCCGAACTCTTTTTGAGCATCTCCCCCAAATCTGTCCCTCGAGACGTCACCAGGTGCATACTGAAGTCCTCTTCACGTGTTGATTTCCCACCTGGCCAAATCGTTTCTTGGGTCTTTTTCCCGTAGAACCAGTCCTTTATTTGTGGCCTCGCGCGTTCCAAAATGTCTATGATACACAACATAGCCTCTTGTACATCGTGTTGGTCGCGATTCTTGAACCTTGGGAAGTGTGTATAAAACTGTTCCAAGAGAGGGCTCATATTGACAACTCCCTTTTCTTGGGATACCCAATAGAAATGAACGAGCGTTGAGTACAATTGTGTGAATTCACAATCTCCCGTGTACTGTGCGTGTAAAAAGTAATTCGAGAGCACTGGGATGTGGAGTAAACATTGGAGTGCTGTATTAAAATAGCAGGTATTTCCGAGGTTTAAAAAACCTCTCATTACATTTTGTGTATAAAAAACACTTAAGAGAATGACGCGTATCTCTATTGTAAAGAATAATGTTAGACATTAAAACTATCACCGAGAAGGTTCTTCCCGTGTTTGAAACACACAAGGATGAAGAGAACATCGAAGTCGAGTTACGTCTAGGTAAATATAATGGGTCTTTCTTTGATACAAATGTTGGAAAAGATACATTTGACCGCGTACTTGATGGTCTGCACAAGTACACTGGATGGGAAGATGTAAAAACATCCATGTCAGATGTATTTTATAGCGACGCCGATGGTATTCGTATCACGTCGAATCACGACACGGGTGAACAAACAATGATTCAAAAAATCAATGTAGTCAAAGATGATTTTACTGGGACACCTCTCGATATGCGGTTCAGTATTTGTCGAGAGATTCCAACGTGGGGTGAGTATGCGATGGACCGCAAGCGTACAAAGACACGGCACTCCTTCATTCGAAAGAATCTCAGTATTGATATGACGGTATCATCGGGGGACGCCGTTGATATGGACTCAGAAGAGGAATGTTCCTACCAAATTGAGTTTGAAATTATGAAACCTGGGGAGGTCGCATCACGTGATGAACTCTTCAATATCATTCACAAAGTCAATGACCTATCTAAATTAATTCCTGTGTAATAAGTAAATGACACGATTTGTAATCCTTGCCCTTATAGCCCTCGCACTCATTTATGAAAAGACCACACACTCCGAGGAAATTGCGGGTTCCAAGAATTTCCATCTCAGTGCGGGTATGTCTAAACGTACGTACATACAGATGCGCGCAGATGGCGTCGACGCAGAAAGTCTCAAGAAGTTCGTGCAATTGGAGGACCGTTTTCTTCAAATTGAACGAAATTCAGTGTGCTCAGGGATACCCAACTATGTGGAGGGTGCCGTGATATCGAATCTCATAAAGGAACTATTTCCCAAGTATAACTTTGCGTACCACACAATTCACCTCAAGCAAATTGGGGAACCCCTCAAAACCTTGAACACGTATATATCATGTTAGTCAGATTCCAAACAAGCATTTTGTGTTTGAGACTCTCCATTCTATTCGAATGGGTTACAATAAACATAATGAGTCCATTATCATCGGGAGATTTTGTAGTGTATTCCGATATAAGGGGACACCGCCCTCTCCATTCTCTAATGTAGTCCGCAACGACATATATCACTGCGTCTAAAAATTCTTCGAGAGCCATATCAATCCAAGAGTTTTTAGGTGTTCCCCATTCGCGTGTATCAGAGTCAACAATGACCCCGTGACCATAACGTTTCATACCAATGTCTAATCGTGCTTGGAGTTGTTCTTCCATATATGTGGACTCTTAACGCTTCATCCTTAAGTTTATCCAAGTCTTCTTATAATTTTGGAGTTGTTTCATCGTTGGTCCTTTAGTAATAATATAGTTTGTCGCCGCATTTCTATATTGCGTGACCAAATTCCGTGGAACGTTATTGACATTGACTTGACTTTTAATGACCTTCTTTTCCAATTCTCGTCTTCTCTCCATTTTCCAATTACTAACCATACCCTTCTTAATGGCATCCACATTCTTCTTGAATGGGAGACCCAGTTTGTTTCCCTTGTTCAATTGGTTAATCTTCACTTTGACTGCTTTCACATCATTATCAAGTGAGGGCATCACATTCTTGTAACGGTTCATCCACCGACTACCGTACAATTTAACAAGGTCTCTACGAATAGAATTTTCATTGAGACCTCTCTTCTTGATAACTTGTTGCATCTTTACCACTTCCTTTTGCTTTGCCACTTCTTTTCTAGTTGGTTTGGGTGGTGGTGTCTTTGGTTTTGGTTTGGGGGCTATCAAAGTGTTACGCGCCTTCTCAATCTTTGCACAGAGAGTCGCTTTCGTTTCCTTATCATCGAGTTTAATATTCAAAATGCGAGCCACACGGAGAAGTTCGGTTTTGCTGTAACCCGTACACGTCGCACGACCAACCTTGAATGACTTGTTCGTACCTGAGAGGGTCACGTTACGTCCCTTATTTGTATTCTTAAACGTCGCCGTCTTGGTATTTGATATACGTTTAATCTTTGCACAGATGTCCTCCTTCTTGGAGGATTGGGTAATACCTACAACACCCAATCTCTTGGCGAGGTCCACAAGTTCTGACTTTGAGAGGCGCATACATTGCTTACCATCAATCTTGAGGACCGCTTTCTGCTTCGTGCTCAACACAGTTTTGCGGGTCTTCTTCACAAGTTTTCGTGGAATAGTAGAAGTACTGGACAACACAATTTCACCATTTCTGTACAAGTCTTGAACGAGCTCGATACCCGTGTTATAGGCGACTAACATATCTGCTGGATTTCTCGCCCCAGATATTTGAATATTACCACTCTTTGTAATAATGTATTTGTGACCCTTGTATGTGATATACATAAATGGAGACAATTCATCTTCATATTTCATCTCCGTGTACCCATACCGACGTTGTCCACGACTCGCAAGTTGGGACATATTCCGCACGACTCCATTGATTCTGAATTGACCACTGAGATTGTTATACTCAAATGGACTGTAGAGGAATGCCTCCTTTTCAGAGTAATTGTCGACGATAAACCGACGAATGAGCTCAGGTTGGTTTGCGATATTTGTCCCAATAAACCCCCCGGAGAATCGAATCTTACCATTCTTGTAGAAATTGACTGTAGCACCCTTGGATTCCACCCCATTCGTGACGACAATCTTGAGTTGAACGGTAAAGAAGTTCAAGTTTATATTCCCCTTACGACCATACTCTCTGGTATGGGTAAATCCAGTCACAAATCGTCCATAAATACCATTAATCTCTTTGGTGTCTATATAAAGACCCTCACCAATGGGTGATTTTGGGAGGGGTTGTTTGAGGAGAATCTTTGTAAGGTTGATACGACTATCGGCACTAAATTGACGATTCACGGTTGCATTGAACATACCTGGATTCAACTTACTCACTGTAAGCTCTGGTTTGGGCACTGGGATATTTGCGACAATAGTGTTCATATCATTGTTTGAATTGTATACAAACTCCGAAAACTCACCATAATTTTCATTACTTATTATGTTTTTTTCAAGGCGAGGTGGAAACTCCTGTTGTCGGGTAATTCCAAGGTCCATCTCAATTTCCCGATTGAGTGCGTTATTTGACGCAGTTGTGGACACAGAACTTGGACTGTTCGAGGTGCGTAGCTCCACACCCGACTGCTTTACAAATTCTCTGAGCTGTTGGCTCATATTACTATTGGTCAGCATTTTTTTTAATAATCATCGGTGGGACCGAGTGTTTCTTCAATCACGTCGAGACCGTAGATGACTGGTTGTCTTGGGTATGTTCGACCCTTGTAGGTGACCGCCTCATCCTTGACCTCAATATCCCGTGAACTGAATGGACCCGCGTAGAAGTCTTGGTTGAACTTGGGTTTGCCCAAATTGTTCGCTTGGCAGTGCTGATTGAACACCTGGATGAAGAGCTTCTGGGGCACAAAGAGGTCGCTCCCATAGACAATGTTGGTGGATTCCAAGAAATTGTGGAGGGTACTCGCAACCATTGCAACCTGCTTCTGGATTTTCTTGAAGTACTCGGGGACAACATTCCAAATATCCTTGTTTCTGTACTTATTTGAGTATTCCAAGTACGCTCGGATACATTTGAGAAGGATAATGGGCATTTCACCATCCAACTTCTCATCAAGTTGGGGGTCGGCATCCTTGACCTGTTTTGAGAAGTTCCAGGTGAGAATACGGCGGAGCACCGAACCCGAATTATCCTTCCAGTTTGGAACCTCGTTCCCACCCAAGACACCCGGGACTTTCCATTCAATACTCACCGCGGTCTTGTTCTTCACCGCCACTGAGACATCCTCACCTGAGACCATAGATTGGAATTCAGCCTGTTCGAGCGCCAAGTCACCCTTGACCTCTGGGGCAATAAACATAAATGCATCCTTGATGGCGGAGAGACCAAACTTCTTTTCGATGTTGTTTGAGAGGGTCCCAACATCCTCAGCTTCATAGAACTTCTTGAACACTTTGGTAATGAGAGTTGACTTCCCAGACCGTGCGATACCCTTGAAGAACGGAATCACCTGCCACCCATCAAGTTCCCCAATGTCGTAACACAGGCGACCACCCATAACATAGGCCCAGTTACACACCTCATCATCAAACTTCTGATACTTCAGCACAGAGTCAAAGAATGGCGTTGGGATATCCTGCCACCGCTCAAGGTGGGCAAAGTCATCAAACTGTTGGTCAAAGTACTTACACGCGATGATGGTTGGGTCCAGGCACCTAAACTCCTTACTCTCATAGGGATAGAAACAGCAGTCATAGACACCACGGTCTGGAATCCATTCTTTCCCAACAAAGACCCCATTCTTGAATGACCACACGTGACGTCGCTTGCTTATCTCTGGAAACTGGGCATCGATACACTTGGTGAGATTATCAATAACCTCCCTAAATACAGAGCCACGACTGGTAAAGTTCTTCCAGTTCACAAAGTCATCATCCTTTTGGGCGAGGGAATAGACAAACTCCTCAATCGAAAACTTTGGTTTCCAGGCGCGTGTACGGTGTCCCTCAATTGTTCGAATCTCTTCACAGCACTGCCCCTTGTACCTACGATACCCAGCTTTGTAGGCTTCATCCAAGGAGTACAGGAGACACTTTTGGAAGGGTGTGGAACTTTCGAGTTCTTCCTCATCCATTGTAGAGGGGTCACCAGACTTACTGAATTGGGGCAGAGCCGTCGGATTATCCACCCGCTCGAATGATGTGTAGTGACGACGGATATTTTCATACCCATCACTCAACTGCTTCAAAATATTATTGATTCGTCGGGTCACATTGATTCCATCGTCCAGCGATTCCTTTTTATGAATGCGGAGGTCCCGTGCGTGGTTTTTAAGATTAATCAGGTAGGTTCTTTGTTTTTCACGGATACCCTTGATGGCGAGAATATCAATCATATTGGGGTTTGGATTTCCAAACTCATCAAAATTCTCAGGGTGGACAAATTGGCGATACCCCAACTCTCGAGCATTTCGAAAGTCGTTCGTCTTGAGTGACCACGCGTACTCAAACTTATTGATTATATTCAGTACCTGCTCTTCTTTCATCGATTGGATATGTTGTTTCTGAAGTTCCGCGAGTGCTTCATACTTGTCTGGTTCCTTATCGATGAAATGAGTGTGCTCCATTTCTATATTTAATGACTAACGATTTTTGTTTCTAAGCTTATTTTGGGGGTTGCATTTTGGACAACATCTTTATTAATATCTTGTTCTGTGTTTCCATTTGATAACACAGGTTAACTAGGGCTGAGCACACGGTATCACCGTCTGGAGTTGCTAGGAGAGAGCTCATAAGTCCAACGATGTCCATACCCTCCTCGTCCTCATCTTCATCAAAAAAATCATCTTCATCCTCATCTTCGGTCATATCCTCAACATCAGATACAATCTCACCCTCCTCGATTTCAATTTCTTCTTCTTCTTCCTCAGGCTGTGACGACATTTAACCTATACTGAGAAAAATTGGTTGTGTAAATTTCGCACAGCGCGATTTCACCCAGAAAAAAAATCTCTGTCTATAGTACAACAACTCTCACAATGGCCGGTGGTCTCATGCAACTCGTCGCCTATGGCGCCCAAGACGTCTACTTGACCGGTAACCCAAAGGTTACCTTCTTCCAAGCTGTGTACAAGCGACACACGAACTTCGCGATGGAAAACATCGAACAAACCGTTAACGGTACCGCGGCCAACTCAGGCCGTGTGTCCGTGACCGTTGCGCGCAACGGTGATTTGGTCGGTGACATGTACATCGAACTCAAGTCTTTGACTTCCAACACGGCCACCAGTGAAGCCACTGATGACTGCAACTGGGTCGCCGAGCGTGCGATCAACAACGTTGAACTCTCCATCGGTGGTCAACGCATCGACAAGCACTACCAAAAGTGGTGGAGATTGTACGATAACTTGTACCACGATGAAGCCAAGAAGGCGTCGTACGCCAAGATGACCACCGCGGTCGCTGGCGAAAAGGTGTACTTGCCTTTGATCTTCTTCTTCAACCGTAACCCAGGTTTGTACTTGCCTTTGATTGCCCTTCAATACCACGAAGTCCGCATCGACGTCGACTTGGCCTCCAACTTCTCCACCTACTGTAACACCGACACCTTCAAGGTGTGGGCCAACTACATCTACTTGGACACCGAAGAGCGCCGTCGCTTCGCGCAAAAGGGTCACGAATACCTCATCGAGCAAGTGCAACACACTGGCTCTGACACCGTGACTGCCTCTGCCACCAAGCAAGTCCGTTTGTCTTACAACCACCCAGTGAAGGAGCTTGTGTGGTGCTTCTCCAACACCGCGGCGAAGTCTTCCTTGTGGAACTTCACGACCGCGAGCACTGATGCGGGTATCGTCCTCGAGTCCAACGCTCGCGCGATCTCCGAATCCAACTGCTACGTCCCAATCACCCAAGGTTCGGGTGCCCCACTCCTCGCGGTTGGTGCGGCGGGTTCCGCGTCTACCTTCACCGAAGAAGCCGTTGGTCCATTGTCCACCTTCAAGTTGGTCCTCAACGGTCAAGACCGATTCAAGGAGCAAGCGGGTAAGTACTTCAACCAAGTGCAAGCCTACAACCACCACACTGGCTGCCCATACCCAGGTGTGTACTCGTACTCGTTCGCCCTCAAGCCAGAAGAGCACCAACCAACTGGTACGTGCAACTTCTCCCGTATCGACAACGCGCAAGTCGCGGTCACTATGGGTGCGGCCAACGATGCGACCACCATGCACATGTTCGCGACCAACTACAACGTCCTCCGTATCCAATCAGGGATGGGCGGTTTGGCCTTCTCTAACTAATCTCGTATACATATAATTTACTCGCGTTTTAAACATCTCAATTTTTATAATATAACAAAAATTATAAAAATTGAACGGGGATGGGCGGAAATAACTTAAAGAAATAAATACTTTATAATAAAATACAAAATGGATAAAGATTATATCATCGTACCTTTCAGGTCCAAAAAACTCGATGGTATTTCATTTGCTATAGATACACAAGATTATGAGGTCTATGTTAAAAAAATGCCAAGTTGGTTTTTATCCGGGGCTAAAAATAACTATGTGACGGCCGATTGGAGGGATTGTCCAGGTGGACGTCGTAAAATTCGTCTTCATAGATTTCTAATTCTTGGTATTGATGATGATCAGAATAAAGTTGTAGACCATATAAATGGTGATACACTCGACAATAGGAGATGCAATCTTCGTGTGTTATCAAAGTCTATGAATGTATCTCATCGTGCAAACTTAAATATAAATAATACGTCCGGTCACCGTGGTGTTCATTGGTGTAATACTAATAAACGGTGGATTGCAAGTATTCAACATAATGAGGATGTATGGTGGAAGCAATCATTTGAAAATAAGGATGACGCTATAAAAGAAATTAATGAA